TGAACATTGTAATGAAGAAGTGTGTGAAGGTCACACATGTGACCCAGATGCTGTGAAAACTATGAAACTTTTGAAGAAAGATACAAAGCCATGTCCGAAGTGTGGGACGATGATACAGAAACTAAGCGGATGCCGCCAAATGTGGTGTCCAGATTGTCACACCGCATTTGACTGGGTAACGGGACAGATAGAAACGGGTAGAATTCACAATCCTCACTACATGGAGTTCAAGAGGGGTCGTATCTCATCCAGGGAACACGGAGATATACCATGTGGTGGAATACCTACATTTAGGGAACTCCGTGAGATGAATGCACCCGACAACATCATGAAATTTGCAACCACTTTAAACTTTCTTGACAGGGAAATCGTGTATAGATATGGTGACATGTATGATGAGAACAACCGATATCTTCGGGTGGCTTACATGTTAAATGAACTTGACGAACCATATTTCAAGAAAGAACTTCAGAGACGTGACAAACAGAGGGAACGATACAGAGACATAAACAACATTTACAGAATGGTCATAGATACAGGTGGAGATCTCCTAAGACAGTACGTTTTAGAACCAGAAAAGTACGGCGAAATTATGGATATTTGTAAAAAATTGATCGAGTATGCTAACAGTGTTTTGATCACGATACGCAAAAGATTCAATTGTATTCATCCCATGAATATTTATCTTCACTAAATATAAGATGATACTTTTGTTGTTCATTATACTTTTGGTTTGGTTTCTCATACCGACATATCAGAAGCCTAAAGTGATACAAAACTTTCTCACTGAAGATGAGATCGAACACATCAAGAAGGAAGCTGAGAGTAAACTATTTACATCAACTATTTCAGAGGATAGAACAATTGACAAAACACAACGAGACAGTGAGACGGCGTGGTTAGATTTGGAAGATCCTATAGTGAACCGCGTTGCTCGGAGATGCGTGAGTCTCACTGACAGACCACTTGTAAATTGTGAAAAATTACAAGTCTTGCGTTACAAACCAGGTGGTTTTTATAAACCACACCAAGATACTTTTAGGGACACAGAAAAGAAAAAACGTATGTATACAATCATTTTAGCCCTAAATGATGACTATGAAGGTGGTGAAACTGTGTTTCCAAACTTAAGGAGGAAGTATAAACTTAACAAAGGTGATGCTCTCTTCTTCCATACTTTAGACAACTATGAACTCATGACTTCCAAGGCTTTACATGGAGGGGCACCTGTAAAGTCTGGTGAGAAATGGATATGTAATCTCTGGGTTAATAAACACCCTTATTAAAGATAAAAGCCATGTTTTAAAGATGATTACTTTTTACAATGAACCGAGAGTAATAAAAAAATTATTAACAGATGAAGAATGTGATTTTTTAATCAATCATAACAACGAGAGTCTTAAAAAAACCAAATTTTCAAGTAGTGAAAATGATATATGTGATATCAAAAGTGTATTTAAACGAATATCTAAACACGAAGATAAATTAAAATCTCTTATTAATAAATGTCTAAATCTTGGTAACTTTAAACTTGAATGTTTAGAAGATTTGGTTGTCATGAATTATAAACGAGGTGGATTTATATTAGAACACCTTGATCCGTCTCCGGATTTACCAAATATAAGAACCCACACAATAATAATGTATCTAAATGACAATTATACAGGTGGTGAGACACATTTTAAAAATATAAATAAAACGTTTAAACTAGAAAAAGGTGATGCTTTATTTTTTAGTAGTGTAAATTCTGATAACAAAATCACTAATTTATCCATGCATGAGGGTAAACCTGTAAAGTCTGGTGAAAAATGGATATGTAATTTATGGATCCGAGGATATCCACTATCTAATTAACTACTTCTCCCCTAACTCTCAATTTAGTTCGGTTCAATGTGTGAAGGGCCTCAACATCCTTTTTGTTTTGGCCCACATATGGAACAGCATATGCGTTATCACACATCCATTTGTTCACATTGGTCCATTGACCATCTTCGGAAACCCAAACCTCTGCCAATATGCGCCCAAATTTACCACGAGAATCCCTTTCTGGGCATCTGAGTTGGATCTCAATATCATCCTTCTCAGATTCCACAGCCTTGAGGCACCACTCTTTCAACTTCTTTTTGGAAAGAAGACCATACTTCTTCTCATCCAGATCGCGCGTTCTGGATTCGGGTGTGTCAATTCCCAAAAGACGCACTCTCTGACGAGTACAGACATCAAAGCCTAGGTCAAGAGTAACATCTATCGTGTCACCATCTACAACCTTCTCGAGAGAAGAAACTTTGTATACGTATTCACACGTGGGTTGGGCGTATGTAGCCATATAATATGGGTCAATATTATTCTCCCCATAGGTAGCTCATAGACTTTGATGAAGAAATTTTTATTTTATTAAAGGGCCACCAAGACCACATTTATATTCTCTGACATTATTAATGAAGTCTGTTGTCTTCACATATGGTCGTTTCAACCCACCACACAAGGGTCATAGACTCATGATTGAACAGGTCATAGAGACTGCCCGTAAAACTAATAAAACTCCTATCGTTGTCGTGTCTCACTCTGTGGGTAACGCGAAGAACCCACTTCCAGTTGAGAACAAAATGAGAATCCTCAAGAGATGGTTTCCAAATGTCACCATCATGAGTTCAGCGAAGGATAGGAGTATCGCGAAGATCACTGAGAACTTTAACAAAAACTCTATCATGATTGTTGGACAAAACAGACAAAATAGTTTCAAGTTTCTCCCATTCAAAAAGGTTGCCGTTCCTAGGTCCAATAATGCACCCTCGGCAACTATGGCTAGAGCGGCTGCTGCGGCTGGTAACAGGAACGCGTTCAAAAATATGACTGGTTACAACCTCACAAACAATTTGAGGAATAAGATTGTTAAAGCTAAGACAAAGAAATAAAGTAATGTTAGAGGGACACGAAATTGATGCTCTGGCTAGGGAAGTATACACGCTCGGACCCGGGTACTCCGAACGTGTATACCACAATGGTATGGAAGTGCTCTTGCGTAAAGCTGGTATTCCGTACGAGACAGAACGTATAGTTACAATCCCATTTAAGGACCATGTCATAGGAAACTTAAGAATTGACATGATCATTAACAATGAGATTATATTAGAGTTTAAAACTATTAAAACTCTCAGTGATCAGAATGAGATTCAGGCTCGTAACTATCTGAATCTGACTGGGTTGAAGAAGGCGTACTTGGTAAACTTTCCTCCGTTTCCGAATCGGGACGTAGAGATTCGCTGTGTTGTATCAGAACCATAAAGGGTAAGAGTTTTGTTAACATCCTATAAAACTCTTTGGACTCATCGTGGTACTTCTTTGGGTTACGAAGACCTTCTGTGAGTAATTCTTGGGCTCTCTGTAGATGATAATTTGCCTCGTCTACACAGAACTTTTCGTGTTCATTCATTACTTAAAGTATCATCATTTTCTTTAAGTTTGGGACACATTGGACATTTATGAAGTCTTGGAAAGCACGGTGACGTACATACGAAGTGTGTACATTTTCTAAACTTGACACACTTTCTAAATTCTAGACAAACTGGACATTCCATATGTTCCTTAAACTCCAATACTTCATTCTTAAATCTCCAAAAACAACTGGTACACACCTTTAGACCTTGACTCTTCATCTTGTAACATATGTCATAGTTGGGACACTTCTGATCTTTCTTCATATAGAAGTAAAAACTCTTATATCTTTAATCTCAGATTGTTGGAATGTATTCCCATTGTAGTTCGTGACAGATCTTTTTCCATATTTGATCTTGTGCATAAAGTTTGGTTTTAGATTTGAGAAGAGGGAAATACTGAAGATATTTATCTTCTTCCAACAGTTCACAAAATTTATAAAGTACGTAAGAATAACTCAAAAAGTTTTTCCTATCTGATGGACAATTCTGATCAAATGGTTTTTGGATATCTTTGAACATCAAACGTAACCGCTCCTCTAGTTCTTGTGGCATACTTGGAGCCTTAATACCATTGAGAATGTTCGTGATGTAAGGTACATGTTCATAGTACTTATTGAGTCTCAACTTTTTTAGAAGACCTCGGATTTTGGCATGTGTAATCTCATCCAACCTTTTAATCTTCATCTTTTTGAGTTCTGCCCTCAATTGATCCATGACTTCCGGGGGTATGGTTGTCATTTCTTGCGCCTGAAATTGTGAGAGCCACTCATTAAAGTGATTCTCCCTTTTGTAACTATAATTCACAATCTTCTCTGAAGTCTCTTGCTCCTCTCTATATGTCAACTCTTCACTTATGAGAGACGCTAACACTAGACCACACACGTCACACACCAATTCACTTGTGTCGTGTATATGAATGATATTACTATATGAACACGTTGGACATTCATCAAGTCTATGATATTCACTCGGTTTAGCTATATTTTGTTTTTCAACTTCTATTAAATAGTCGTTGAAAATGTCTTTCCTCTTTAGACCAACCGTCTCTTTCACATTGAAAATATTATCCGTATTTGTCTCTTCTTCAGTTGTGTCGGCATATTGATTCATATACGGCATACACCGAATAATATAGTCAGACATCTCCATCTCATATCTCTTCTTATTATCCGGGTCCGTATTTATGAGGTGGGTCCACTGTTCAACTTTATTTTCGTACCTACTTAAAAAGTTGCCCTCCATTATAGTTAAGAATGTTGTTCAAACTTTTAAGTACCCTTATATATCTTTATAAAATGATAACGACACCAAGTGACTACAGTATCATATCAGAGGAGCTTGAGTATAAGATTGATCATGACATGAAATATAAGATTGAAGATGATTTTTGGGAACAAGAATCCAAGTCATGGAAGGATGGTGTTTTGGATGAGTACCATTGTTATGTAACCAACAAACCTTTCAGAAACACGATTGTACCCCAAAATGTGAACAACCTCGTTCTTCGTGTGAAGTATTATTACGATGGAAAGATCTATAAGGCTATCACACAAGACATCAACTTTGTACCTGGTAAATCTGAACAGGACAATATGATGTTTAGCATTCCTA